TAAGATTAGAACCGCCAGATTGGGAAAACCTCATTCTGAAGAATCAAAGAAAAAGATGAGTAAAGCTCACATGGGAAAAATTCTTTCAGAGAAAACCAAAAGATTAATATCTAAAAATAATACGAGACCTCATCTTGGAAAATCATTATCTTCGGAGACCAAGAAAAAGATTGGAGATGCTAATCGAGGGAAGAAAAGAACTGAGGCTCAGAGAGAAGCAATTCGTTTATCCAAATTAGGAAAACCCAGAAAACCTCATTCTGAAGAGAGCAAGAAAAAGATAAGTGATACCCTAAAGAAAAATACCTATGATAGACCGCAGGCTAAAAAAGTTGATAAATACACTTTAGATGGTAAATATATTAGCACTTATAATAGTATAGGTGAGGCTCAAAGAATTACCAACATTTATAATATAAGTGCAGCATGCAGAGGTCAATATAAAAGTGCGGGTGGTTTTATATGGAAATTTACAGATGGATAGATTTTTCTATATAATAGATGAATCACTTTTTAAGCAATTACAAACTTATTTAGAGGAGGAAAATTAAAATGATGAACATGACCGCAAAGGTATCATTTGAATTGACCAAAGAGGGTAAAGCAACGATTGAGGTAAATGGAAACAAAGCAGCAGTAAAAGCGGGACTCCTATCTATTGTAGAGAGAATGGCAGATATTGAAGAAGTATCAATGGAAGACTATATTGATGAGATGAGAGCAGCAGCAACTTTCGCAAAAGAGATGGCAAAAGACCCTGGTATTATTCTTTCCGAGATTCTCAATAACCTATTTGGGGGGTTAAACCAATGAAGGCACTTGCTATAAAATATAGACCAAAGACATTTGATGATGTAGTAGAGCAGGAAGCAGTCAAGAAAATACTGCAGGAGCAATTAAGGACTAAAACTCATCAGAACTGTTATCTATTTACGGGAGGAGCAGGTACTGGCAAAACTACCTGCGCCCGCATCTTTGCAAATGAAATCAATGACCATGAAGGTAATCCGATTGAGATTGACGCGGCATCCAATAATGGGGTTGAGAATGTGAGAGATATCATTGATAACGCAAAGTTCAAAGCACTTGACGCCGCATACAAAGTATATATCATAGATGAGTGTCATATGTTATCAACCGGGGCATGGAATGCAATGCTTAAGTTGATTGAAGAACCACCTGCTCAAACAGTATTTATCTTCTGCACCACTGACCCTCAAAAGATACCGGCAACAATCATCTCAAGGGTACAGCGATACGATTTCCAGAGAATCACCTATCAATCAGTAGTGGATAGGCTAAAGCAAATCCTTGATTGGGAGAATGAGACTAATCAAGAAGATATCATTTACGATATGGAGGCACTTGGTTATATAGCGAAATTAGCAGATGGCGGGATGCGGGATGCAATTACATTGCTTGATAAATGCTTAAGCTATGACCTTAATTTGAGCGTTAAGACGGTGGTAGAAGCGCTTGGTACGATTGATTATAATATCATGTTTGACCTAACTGATAATATCATTGACGCTAAAGCAGATGAGGTGGTCAAGATTATTGAAGAGGCTCACAGAAGCGGTGTTGACTTAAAGCAATTTATGAAACTCTATATGAATTTTCTATTAGATGCTTATAAGTATTTCTTGATAGGTGATTTTGAGTATTTACAGATTCCATCAACCTATGAAGAGGCGCTTAATGGATATACTGATGAGGAGTATCAAGATATCAAGGAGTTACTTGATGAGGTAATCAGACTTAATGCAGATATTAAATGGGAGCCAAATCCTAAACCACTCATCGAAGCAACCTTGATTCTATTATGTCAGGGGGCGGAGGAATGATTGGTCAAACTAAAGTATTAGAAAATATCAAGAGAATAGCAAATGGTAACTTCCCACGATTTAGCATCATATGTGGTCAAAAGCATGGAGGTAAAAAGCTCATAGCAAAAGAGATAGCAAAGACCCTCAATGCTCAGTTGATTAGCACTGATGTAAAGGTAGATACAATCAGAGATATCATAAAACTTGCATATAAGCAGACGGAACCTACCGTTTATTTATTAGCAGATGCAGACAAGATGAGTTTAGCAGCAAAGAATGCTTTACTCAAGATAACCGAGGAACCACCTCAAAAGGCATATTTCATAATGACCATCACTGATATAAATAACACTCTTCAGACTTTGAGGAGTCGAGGTATTATAATCAATCTTGACCCATATACCCCAAGCGAATTACTGAGATATGCAGATGAAAAAGGATATGACCTCAATGAAGCAGAGGAGCAAATCGTAACCAATATTTGTACCGTACCTGGTGAGGTAGACTTGATTATACGATATAATATAATTGAGTTTTATAAATTTGTAGAAACTGTAATCAAGAATATTGGGGTAGTCAATGGAGCAAATGCCTTCAAGATAGCATCAAGATTTAATTATAAAGAGGGAGATGGTGGTTGGGATATATCACTATTCTTTAAGGCAATTATGTACGCCAGTAGGCAATTAATGATTGAGACCCCAAGCAGAGAGTTAAAAGAGACCATCAGGGTGACCAGTAAATACTTATCTCAATTAAGTATCAATGGAATCAATAAAAGCTCAACTGTTGATATGTGGATATTGGAAACCAGAGGGGTATGGATAAAGGAGGGATAAAGTGAAACTACTTCACGGCGATTGCCTTGAACTGATGAAAGACATACCAGATAAATCGGTTGATATGATATTGTGTGATTTGCCTTATGGGACGACTAATTGCAAGTGGGATGAATTAATACCTTTAACTGATTATATTGTCAATGGTAAAAGAATATTACATAAAGAAGATTATTTATTACAAAAATATAAAGAAGGGGTAAATTATAAAGAAACCTTAGAATCTTGGGAAAGAGAACATAAAAAAGGTCTATGGTATTACTATAATAAAATAATTAAAGATAATGGCGCTATTGTCTTGACGGCTACCCAACCATTTACAAGTGCTTTGGTTATGAGCAATCCGAAGATGTTTAAGTATTGTTGGACTTGGGATAAAATTACAGCTAAAGGTCACTTAGTTGCTAAGTATAGACCTATGCAGCAAACAGAAGATATAGTTGTTTTCGGTAAAAATAAAGTCAACTATTATCCGATTATGATTGACAGGCCAAAAAATAAAATAACCAAATCTTATGAATCAAGCCGAACCGAGATTATGGGTGGTATATCTAAAAAAATAGTTAAAGTGTACGACACATGGTATCCTAAAACTTTATTGAAATTTAAAACTGAACGCGGACTTCACCCAACCCAAAAACCAGTCCCTTTGTTTGAGTATCTTATTAAGACATATACCAACGAGGGAGAAACAGTTTTAGATAATTGCATGGGTTCAGGAACGACTGGGGTAGCATGCAAGAACCTAAACCGAAACTTCATTGGTATAGAGCTTAATGATAAATATTTTGAGATGGCAAAGGAACGTATAGAAAGCCATAAGGCGCAAAGACCGGCAAGTCCTCTGTGGTGAATGTGTATCGGAAGGCAGAATGGTCTGCCAAGAATGTGAGAAGAAAGGAGTCGCTGAAAAATGCAACTATATGAACTCAAAGAACAATTGGTTAAAAAGATTGTACAACCGCTTTATATCTTTACTGGCGAAGAGGTAGCGGTAATGGATATCTACATAAAAAAGATATCAGAGATAATGGGAGTACCAGCTAAGAGGATGGACTCAATATCATCAATATATAGCAGATTACAAAACAATACCCTTATAAATAAACCAAACTGCTATGTAATACGAGATGATAAAGACTATTTAAGGCAAGAAAAGATATGGGCGGGATTAAACAGCGGGGTAACTCAAGGTAAGAATGTAATCATCTTGATATATACAAACCTTGATAAAAGAAGTAAATTCTACAAAGCTCATACCAATATGCTGACGGAATTTGAGAAATTGATTCCAGAGGTTTTGGCAAAGTATATCAAGAAAGAAATCGGATTAGGAATAAATAAAGCAATC